GCGGTTAACCACCTTCACGTCCGTGTCGCCCACCTTGATTGTGGCAACCGGCTCCGGCTCTGGGACAAACTCTGTCTCAGTTGCAACCTCGCCACCGAAATCTCTCATCTCGGTTAACTCGTTGCCTGTGATGCGCGGAGGGGGCGGTATCCCAAGTAAGCTGGCAATCTGGGTGTCTATGTTGTCGATAGACTCGATAACCATCGAGTGATGCTGCGGGTCAGTGACGTCTGCTACCAGTGCCGCCTTGCGATCAAGCAGCTTGTTGAGAATTGTGCGCTCGGTGGCGTTGAGCTTCGTGCCAACCAGCTGCTCCTCGGCCAGCTGGCCCAGCTGTTGAGAGGATTGGGGTTGTGTCAGCTGACGCGCCTCGGACAAGGTGCGCGAATCTTCCTCGAGGCGCATCTTTGCCGAGATGGCAAACGCTTCTGCCTCGGCGCGATCCCGTTCAGCCTTAATATCCTCTGCTCGCTGGGCGGCTTCTCGTTGAGATTGGTAAGCTGAGTCGATCTGCCGCTTATCCTCGGCATCTTTCAAGAACTGTTTGATACCGCCTTCTGGTGCAAACCGCAGCTGATCCACCATCTCTTGCGTGATATTCAAACCGCTGTACTGCAAATCTTCCGGCGTGATACCGAGTGTCTGGGCGACAAACGCTTGATCCTCTGTGCTGATGGCAGCTGGAGCGGCAGCTTCCTCTTGCGCGGTTTGCTTTTTAGATAAGTCCAGCTGCTGCTGGTACGATTGATCCAGCACGGCCAGCTCTGACAGTTTTTGCGTGAGCTGTTGGTAGCCCTTAATTCTGGCTTGAACCTTTTTCGGCACAGTGTTGAGCGCCATCTGTCGGGCCTCCTTACGCGCTCGCGCTTCCGTTTCAAACTCTGCGACCAGCTCGCCTTTTTGGAAGACGGCCCATCCATCGAAGTCGGGATGCTTCTCAACAGTAAATTGTGATAGCTCGTTGTACGCTTCTTGCTCCTCAATAAAACGGTTCACCGCCTTCTGGTCAGCGTAGCGCAAACCGGACGGAACAGTGGAACCATCTGGCTCCGTTGTTCCCTCGTAGCGATCCCACCAGAGGGGTAGCTGGCCCTTTTCCTTGGCCTCGTTAACCACCTTGTCGCGGGCAGACTGCGGGAATATAGGCTTTGGCGTGGGGGCTTCGCCCTCGATGACCATCGGCTTTAGCGATTCAACGTCTTCGTCTGGGAGGACAAGTGATGCGGCATCTTTTTCGTCCAGCTTGGCAGCTGTGCTGGGGGCGATGTCTCTTATCACGTCACGCTTGGCGGCAGTTGTCGCAGCTGCGGCAATATCCTCCGGCGTTTGAACCTTCTGGAGCATACCCATCCCACCACCTAAACCAGCCCCGACCACAAACGACTTCCACGCACCGGCGGCAGCTGTCTCCAGCGTCACCGCTGGGTCGTATGTGTGTCGGGCAATGAGATAGTCGCCGATAAACTGAGCAGGCGCTTCCTCTATAGCACCTTCCGTCAAGCCGCCCTTCACGACGTGCTTAATCTTTAACCCCGCTTTTCCAGCAAGCGTGTTAACACCATCCTTGAAGCCGCTTGACCGAACAGAGCGCGTAAGGTTTTCAATGTTTGCGCCACCAAACTTGCCAGCGATAACACCACCAGCCTTGGTTAACACCATATCAACAGAGGCTTGGCTCAAGGCGGGCAACATTGCTGCACTGGACGCCTCTTCCTCGCTCATCCCTTGCTGGCTATAGGCAGCTTTAGCCTCGTGGAAAGTGCTGCCAAACGAGTACACACCAACCGCTGGTATGGCAGCTGCCCCACCTGTGGCTGCGCTTGCAGCTATAATTGGCAGCACACTGGTTGCCCCTTTACCAAAAGTAACACCCCAGCTGTCTGGGTCTGCGCCTCGATCAAACTTGCCCGTGGTCAGCCCTTTTGCGTATTCGCCAGTCTCAAGGACTGCCTCGCTCATACTGGAGGATTGGTCGGCTAAACTTCCTAACGACTCAGCAATCCAGTTCCTCACGCTCTTGGTGGTTTCTGGTGCAAACAATCTGCCTGCGGCAATGAGGGGGTTGGTGGCTTCCCAGAGAGAAACATCAGTCCCGCCGATGGGGCGAAACGCCGCCTCCCCCGAGGAGTATAAGGCTGTACCTACATCGTATGTACCGCTAACTGCGCCCTTGCCAAAGTTTTCCAAGAAACCAGCTTCGCTAGTTTCGACTCCTTGCATCTTGGAGGGGAGGGGCGGTGGTGTGGCTTTAGTGCTGGCGGATGGGCTTTCCCAGCCATCCTCCCACGGATTATTGGGAGAGCCTTGTTGCCCGCTAGGAGAGAGGCTTTCCCAGCCATCCTCCCACGGATTTTTAGGGGCGTTCGCGCTGTTGGGCATTATTGGATTTTTTTCCAGCTACTAGAGAGCGATGGGTCGCCACCAGTGAACACCACCACCTCACGGTTGGCATTGATCTTCTTGTCACCGATATACATCACATCCACAATATTCCCGTTCGCGTCCCTCTTCACACCATCCGGCGGGTATTCGCTGCGGATAATCTCGTCAATTTTCTCCGGGGTGTACTCGTCATCGCTGTCCGTAAGCGTCTGTCGGCGCTTGCGGGCCTCGTCTTTGACTTTCGCACCTCTGGCTAACGCAGCTTGCACGGTGTAAGTGTTTGCCTTTCTGCTTATAGCGGATTTTGTTGTGTATGATTTAGCTGTTGCACCGCTTGAATGCTGAGTCACGTTGGTTAAGACGTGTGTAGACATTGGCTGTATGGCAGCTCGGAAATTATTCTCGTCCAACTTCCCGTTGAAGTTGATGTATTGGCTCGGGTTAATTCCTTTTGCCCGAGCAGCAAAAGGATCAACGCCCATTTCTCTGGATATTCTTACAGCTGTGTCATTGACTCTGTTCTCCTTTGCGCTCTGCACCATCATCTGCTGTGCGGCGGGTTCAGCTGCCTTGTAGTCAGCAGACAGGCCAAAGTTATCAATCAGATCAGCCTCATCTTTTCTGGCTGCATCGTGGCGCTTGTATTCAATACTCTCTGTCCTAGAGGCTATATAGTTTTCACGAGACTTGATTGCATCTGTGCTGTATGCGCCGTGCAGCCCAGCTGGTGGCATTGGCAACTCTGGGAAGTTGGTGGTGTCGTTGGCTGTTACGGCGAGCTGATCCTTGTAACCCTTCAACAAATCCAGCTGCAATGTCTGCTCGTTGTCATCGTTCTCCTGCTGGGTTATTTCGTAATCCAGCTTTCTGTTGAGCAGATTAAGGCGGGACAAGTCGGCGTTCATTTGTTTCTCTCTGATGTCCAGCCCACGGTTGGTTTGGCTCGCACGCTCGGCGAGGTTGGTGTGACGTGCTCGCTGGTCTGAAACCTTCAGCCCCAGCTCCGCTCCTTTATAAAACTCATCCATCATAACTATAAATCCTTTTTACCAACCGGGGGGCAATGTTGATGGCCCAGCGTAAGCCGTGCCACCGCTGCCAGTGAATCGGTGCATTGCTTGGTTGGCTGGGCCAGCTACGACAGCCGGAGAGCCACTGCCCCCGAACATTTTACCCATTAAGCCTCCGATACCTCCGCCACCACCACCGCCGAACATTCCTCCAGCCATCATTCCGCCCACGCCTTGCAGCGCACCGGCGAACTTGTTCTGGAAACTGTTGGCGGCATCACTTTTCGCCTTACTGACTGCGGCTCCGTGTGCAAATTGATTTTCTTGTATGGCATTGCGCGTCCACTGTGTGGGGTCAATATAGGACGCCCTTACGCTCATCGGGTTGGCAACAGCGGTGTTTCGCACGGTGGATAGGAACGGGTTGAGTGCGCCAAGACCGGCTTGTGTCATACTCATCTGGCTTAAACCTAGATCGCGTGCCACAAGATTGCGGCCCGCTTGGCTGCCGCTAATACCGCCAGCCATACCGCCTTCGGCGGCTCGGCGCATCAACAGCCCTTGGTCAGCCATAGGTAGCTTACCGGCAATCATATTGCCGATGGCTCCGCTTGCCCCACCAATTAAGTTGCTGTACCCCGGCATCGCTTTCTCAAGGTTAGCCATCAGTATCTCTTGGTCAGCTGCGCTGGTCTTGGCTGCCAGTTCTTTTGATTTACCAAAGCTGGCCAAGTTGCTGGAGATTGCAGCCCCTTGTTCCTGTGCTTGGTCTATTTTCTTGTACTTGGGAACCTTCGCGCCCTTTTTCATAAGGCCGCCCGCAACTCCCATTGCTAATCCTATTCCTACCATTATATTACGCTTTCGATCCCCCCACCTCCGTGGGTATTTAGGTTTGTCATCTGCAAGACTGGAACAACCCCGTCTCCCATATGGTTTGCCAACTGATTCTGTAATGAATCGATGGCCAAATTGCGGTACTCGGTGGCTGCTCCAAAGTCTCTGTTCTCCTCCAGCTTGATGGCGGTTGCCATATTTTTTATGGCGTAAAGATCGCTCACCATCAGCACATCTGTATCGTTCGCGGCGTCAATGAAACGCAGCTTGGCGATAACTGTAACAGAAACCTTTGTGTCGGTTCCATCTGCGCACCCCGACGCTCCCCCCAGACTGGGAATCAGAGAGCGCCGGTAGCTGGGTAAAGTTTCATCCGGTTCATAGGTGGCGATATCCACCAGTGTAGGCGCGGAGTCTACCAGCTCGTACAGCTGCACGTTGCCTTGGGTGACATCTTTCAACACGCTGGTGATGCTGTTGAATTTCAACGGCAGTCCGTCATAAACTGTGTCAACGTAACCGTTAACAAGTGTCACCACTAGTCCGTCTTGATAGACAGCAGATGAGCCGCTACCGCTCTTGAGCGTTCGCACCCAGTTGTTGTTGTCGTCGTAACCTTGGATGGTGACAGTCTTACCGGCGTCCGCATCTAGGAAGGCATACACTCGCACTTGCTTGCCCACCCCCGACATATCCTTGTGGGTGGGAGACTCGCCTCTGTCGAGCAGCTGGTAGCCGATGTTGTCCTTGTTATCGAGCAGCCCGTAGCCGCTTTCAACAAACTCAAACCAGCCGTTTCGTACTGTGCCAACATTCTCGCTCACAGCGACCGACTCGATGGCCTCGATCTGTCTGGGCCAAGCAATGCAGCCGTCTGTCGCGCAGATGGTGAACTTGCCGTAGGTTCCCTTCCACTTGCCGCTCTCGATCAACCGCCGCTGCGCCTCGTTGATATACTCGGTGGTGCGTGCGTCGGTGGCGCAAAGGTTGAGGTGCTTTGCAATGCGTGTCTTTGCTGTACCGAGAGTAACTTTCATTAGGCTTTGTAATAAATGCGGCTGGTGCGCTTAATAAAGTACACGCCGTAATAAGGTGGAAGATTGTTGATGGGGGTGGATGTCTGGGCTGGGCCAGCGACCACCATTCCGCTTGCGGTTTCTGGGCCGGAGACAAAAATACCTTCGCCCGTGTCTTGGCTGCCGTTGGCAGCGGTGCGCTGAGTCCAGCTCAAGTTATGTGAGTGAGGCGGAAGGTTGGCCTCGATCAGCGTCTCCTCGTCTGTGCCGCCGGTTTTCTCTGTTTCACTAATAACAGTTCCGTTGGCTGTCGTGCCTATGCCTATAGGTAGCAAGCCGTTCATAGCGGCATCCCTCTCCCAGAATGGGCCGGATGTTTCAGTGGTAGCACCGGCCACCCCGCCGTCATATGTGTCGATGTCGGCCACTGCGCCCGTAAAGAGCCGCCGCTCTCCACCGCCGCTAGGGACGGGGTGCTTGGATACCCACGCACCGTTGTAGTGGATGTAAATTTTATCGGGAATACCGCCGATTGTTCTTATCCACGGTCTGTCTTCGTCGTCCACTGACGGCACGGCATCGCCGAAGTTGAACAGACTATAATCACCGTCAACGTAGGCGGTGGTGAGATTGATAAACGTGTTGTAGAGGTCGGACACCGAGCCGAAGCAAGTGTCGTCGGATACGGTTCCGGCCACTAAATTGACTGTTTGATTGGATGGCATTGTTAGCTGGTGGGAATTGTGTAACTTATCGTTTCGTTACACGGGACAGAAAAGACGTAGCTGTACGGGCTTTGTGCCGCCACCGGCTCGCCCCATAATGACGTTGTGCAGTTGATTGCTATGTATGACCAGTTCATAAATTCTAAACGCAGAAGAGGCCCTCCTCTGGGCATTGCCCGTAGGGTTCTTCGGTAAGGGGGTAGGCGTGCATTCTAAAGCCCTTGATTCTTGCTTGACCCGTCCACCCGATCCGCGCCGCCATCTCATACCCGTTTCTCAGCGGGGCATTGTTGGCGCTGGACTGTGAGGCTGACGCCTCGCAAGTGTCCTCCGGTTGCGGAAGTCGTATGCGGGTGCGGTACATCGGGGCATAGTTGACAAACGCGAGGCAGCTACCGTCTGTTGGGTCGCAGTTCTCAGACTTGGCACACTCGGTGAAAGCGTGCCAGTCCACCCACGCGGGGTACTGGTTCGGTTTATATTTAATATCAAACTGAACCTCACCCTCCAGCTGGTCGAGCCACAGCTCGCCGTACTCCAGCTGCTTCATCTCGAACGGGTTCTCGAACGAGTAGCTGGAAGTTTCAACGTAACAGCTGATGTTGTTGGTTCCGTTGTCCTTCTTCCCGTCTTTTGTCAGCTCCCACAGCTGTATGCGGCAGCTGCCATCTATGTGAAACACGAAGCAGCGCGACTCATTTTCTATTTCCGCTGTGAGGATTTGCAGAAAGTTGAGTCCCGTCCAAAATCCCTCCCACGCTGCGGGGGCTTTCTCCCCAGTCCCACCTACCAAATCAAAATCAAGCGCCGTTAGTGCGCGAAAGAAAATCCCCTGCGAGCTATTGGTGTATGGGGTAACAGTCATCAGCAGCCGGTTGTCAAACAGCACACCACTTGTTCTGTCGGCGATGTTGGCCTGCTTCTCGTTGGCAATATACGGCCCCACCTCTCGGCTAACTGGAATCTGCCCGTACTCCTTCCACTCTCGGCGGCTGGAGATGTAGCTGCGGATACCGTCTGGGGCGCGGTAAAACATATCACCGTTGACCAGCGTGCAGCTTCTGTCACTAACCGCGCCGTAGTTGATGGCCACGATTCGCACAGTGGGGTAGCTGACATTCTTCCAGCTGTCGCGGCTGGTGGGAACATTGACGGCGAACACGGCGTCCGTGGTGTGAACCAGCAGCTCCCCTTGACCGAGCGAGGAGTCGGGCTGGTTGGTGAATTTCATCGCCGTGATGTCACCCGTGTCCAGCGGGACAGCAAACGCGCCGCCCTCTGCGATGTAGGTGTTCTCGGTAAACTGGATGACCTCTGTCGGCCCACCCACGATGTCGCCCGCCACAAACTCGCGCCCTCTGGACACCCAGAGGCGACCGTTGCCGTAGGCCATTGCTGAACCGACCGGCACTTCGTTGTTGGAGAGCACGCTTCTGCGGCTGCTTGCCCCATTGAAAAGGATGGGCAGTGATTGGCCGTCTTGGATGATGAGGTACTGCTCGGCCTGCTGGAAGAAGAAGACGGGGATGTCAGATGGGTTGGGGTCTGGCGTCGATACAGAGCCAGTTGAGGTAGTAGGGGTGATGTCCTGCACCACCCCCGTCTTGACGTTTATTTTGTGGATATAGCCTCCAACCGCCACCACCAAATAACTGTTTGATCCAAAATGATAATTGTACGCGCCTTGGAACATCTTTGTTTGGAAGCGCGTCTGCATCGCTTCTGCGTCAACTTGATTGGTTGCCGTAAAATCCAGCGCAATGTTGGTGAACGCGGGGCGCGTCTTGGCGTAACCGCCGCGCATTGTGGCATTGACCGCAAAGCTGGCTTGGTTGCGGGGCAGAAGGCTGGGGGACTTCCCAGCATCAACACCGCGCTCCAACGTGATGAAGCCGTCGCTAATACGCTGGCGATCAATAACCGGCATTACGAGTTATTGAACACCACAAAATGAAAGTCCACATCGGCAGCAACCAGCTGCGTTGTCACTTGCAGTTGACCGTAGCCGTTCGCCCCTCCCGTTGTCGTGATGCTGGAGACGTATGGGTGTGGATTTACACTATTATCGGCTGCCGCCTGCGTGAGCGACACACTCAGCTGGCCAGAACCTACCGAGGCATTAAACGGAAGTGTAACAACCAGAACGGTGACCACACTGGTCGATGCCGTCCCCACGTTCACTCCCCCGCTCACGGTTGCAGTTTTGGAGGACGTCGAACCGGTTGTGTTGACCACACCCATCGCCACCACGCCCACTGCCGCACCGCTGGCAACCCACGCTGGCTTGTTGTTGCCCAGATCGTAAGACAACAGATACCCGTCACCGCCAACCGGAACCTCTTCCCAGCTAGTGCCGTTCCAGTACGCCATCTGTCCGGCAGCAGCGCCACCCCCAAGGCTCGCCAACGGGAGCTGCCCGCTGGTGGTAACAGTATCTAACGCGAGAGGGGCCGAGGCGTGGTCAAAGTCAGTAAACAATGGCCGCCTCCAAGCCATCCCGTTAGGAGCTGTGCTGTCCGTAAAGAGTGCATTGGTGTCAGCAGAGCCGATTGCTTGGGCGGAGTAGGTTAATGGCCCGTTGAGGGTCAGCAAATCGCCTTTCCCAGCGAACCCAGCTGGGTAGGTGATGCCAGCTGAACCGTCTAAACCCTGCGTGCCGGACGGCGTGATTTTTGATCCACTGGCCAATGTGCCGGACACAGCGTTTCCCACATAGCCAAGGTTCTTGACCAGCAAAGAAAGCGCCGCAGTGGACACCACCTCAAAATAGCCCGCGCCTTGGATGTAGACTGCTTGACCACTAATATACGGGCTTGCGTTGTAAACGGCAAGTGAAACACTAGAGAGCGCCGCCGGGATGGTGGCGGATGAAGAGGTGGTGGTGTAAGCGTTGGCCCCATCGGAACCCGCTGCCCCAGCCGCTCCGGCTGCCCCAGCTGGCCCAGTTGGCCCCGCGACATTGACGGTGGAGTTGGTGCAGCTGGTTTCGCAGCAGTCCGTGTTTTGATTCAAGGTGATAGCCATTGTTTGACAGTTCGCAAAAGTTGTGGGGTATATTTCCCCGTTAGGGAGTATATCCACAATATACATCCCTACTGTCAAACGGTTTGATTAAGCATAAATATGGCTTGGCGTTTGATGTGCAACTAAACGAGATCGAGCTGGAGTTGTACGCCTTCAGAATCAACCACTCGCCGGATCGCGGCGGGCTGGGTGCTTATCGCCATTTTAAGAACGTGGTCAACTTTCTGTGGCCCAAGATGATCTGGAATGCGTGGCTGGAGAAGCAAATCGAAAGCCTTTGCGAGAACCAATGGGTGTGCTGGGCGGGGTGCGGGGCAAGCGGCAAGACCTACGCTGCCAGCCTTTACTCGATGGTTTACTTTCTGGCCGCCCCCCTCCAGACCTCGGTTATCCTCACGTCCACCACCGCCAAAATGATCCGCAAGCGTGCTTGGCCGGTGATTCAAGACCTTTACCGGACGTGCAAGGGTGGCTATCCGTCCCATATGGTGGACAGCAAGACCACGCTTCAAGCTGTTCGGGGTGACGACAAGCACGCCATCTTCGCCATCCCCGTGCTGGACGGGGCCACGTCAAAGGCGGTCGCCAACATCCAAGGCATACGTTCTCCACGCACAATGGTGATCGTGGACGAGGCCACCGACACGCCGGAGGCAGCGTTCGAGGCGTGCTCCAACCTCCAGAAAGGCACGCGAGAGTTCAAGTTTCTGGCAATCGGGAACCCTCACAGCAAGTTCGACCAGCACGGGAGGTTCGCTATGCCGAAGAATGGCTGGTCTACGGTGAGCATCGAGGATGAGGAATGGGAGACGGAGCGGGGTGTGTGTGTCCGCTTTGACGGCCTCAAGTCGCCCAATGTGCTAATGGGCAAGACCAAGTTTGATTTCCTCATATCCAACGACCAAGTGCGGCAGGCACAGAAATATGACGGGGAGGACAGTCCCAAGTTCTGGAAGTACACAAGAGGGATGTGGTCGCCCGAGGGGGTGTGCAAAACGGTGTTAAGCGAAAACTTGGTCGAGAAATATAGGGTGATGTTTCCTGCTGTTTTCATCAAAAAAAGCCATATGATGGCCGGTTTAGACCCTGCTTTCAATGGGGGAGATCGCTGCGTTCTCCAGCTGGGCCGCTACGGTGACTTCGAGAACGGCAAGATGGGCATCTCGCTGGAGCGAAACGAGGTGATCGAGATTGATGCGCAGTCAAGTGAGCCGGTTCACTTCCAGATCGCCAACCGAGTGAGGTCACTCTGCGAGGAGAACAAGGTGCAGCCAAAACATCTGGCGGTGGACGCCACTGGCGAGGGCGGCGGGCTGTGTGACATCTTGGCCAAGACGTGGAACCCCGCCATCCAGCGGGTGGAGTTCGGCGGGAGGGCAAGTGATCGCCCCGTCAGCCCCGAGGATCACCGTAAAAGCAGTGACGTGTACGCCAACAAGGTGACAGAGCTGTGGTTCAGTGTGAGGCAGTGGGTTATCAATGAGCAGCTGCGAGGGATGCACCACGAGGCGGTGATCGAGTTCTGTTCGCGGATGTTTGATGATGAAAAACGTATGACAATTGTTGAGAGAAAGGTTGATATGAAGGCTCGTACCGGCAAGTCGCCGGACTTTGCGGACGCCATTGCACTGGTAGTGGAGATGGCCAGACGCTTGGGCGGATACGCTTCAGCCACGCCGCACAAGCGGGGATTGAACAGCTGGGATCAGATGGTGCAGGAGTACGACAGCATTTACCACGACACGTTTGCGGAGGTATGAACCGAATTATCCCAACCAGCATTGTTCCGAGTGGCGGCGGGTATCACTACACGCAGGAGGAAACCAGCCACACCGAGTCAGCTGACAGCTTTCACCAGCTGGTGGCGCGGGTTGTGGCCCACCGAAAAGCCAACAATCTCCCCGTTCCATTCAACATTGCTGACATTGTGGAGGCGCAAGTCTGTGAGGGCCGCAAAGAGTTGTGCGCTGAATACAGACCAAAGCCGCCCCCCAACCGCCCGCTGACAATCGACCTTGCGCTACGCCTCACCCGCACACTGGTCGCTGCCGGGGGCAAGCGGGTGGAGTGTCAAGCCGAGGCGGATCAACGGGCGGCTGTCTGCTCGATGTGCCAAGACAATATTGAGCCGCAGGGTTGTACCGGCTGCACCGGCGGCATCATTAAGAGGGCTGTTGAGTTTATTGCAGGAAGTAGAAAAACTCCGTATGACAAGCTGCTAAAGTCGTGCAAGCATTGCGGCTGCTTTAATGCGGCCCAGATATGGCTGCCTCTGGGGGCGCTACAGAAAACGATTGATAAAGATGAAAATGCGGCGCTGCCAGATCATTGCTGGAAAAGACTATAAATGAACAACAATTCTCTCCCCCTTGAAAACATAGACGAGAGTGGCGCACCCCCGAAGGCCAGACTTTCCTCGCCAGAAGCAGTGGTTGATCTGGTTCAAATGCTGGTTAGAGCTGACGCCGACCGCAATCGGGTAAGGGCAAAGGTGAAGGGAATCGTGGATGGCAACGCGCCGTACAGCGCGAGTCAGCTCAAGCGCACGGGGCAATCCTACCGAACCAATGTGAACTTTAGGGAGGCCGAGGCGTTCTTCGCCATTGCGCTCACCGCCTTCTATGATGTCTTCAGTGAAACCCCCACCTACGCCACCATCAAGACCAACGTCGGGACGGATGCCGAGCGGGTGCAGTACAGCCGCGTTATCACCGAGGAATTTGACCGATTACAAAAGAAAGATAGGGAGTTTGACTACACGATGCAGCTCTCCCAGCACGAGATGGTGCTGTTCGGATCGGGGCCGTTAACCTTCGAGAACCCCACCAGCTGGCGGGCCAGAGCCATCAAGTCGGGCGATCTTCTCCTGCCGGAAACCACCCGCGCCAACCCAAATGACTGGGAGGTGGCAGTGGTGCGGCGGCGCTACCAAGCGCACGAGCTTTATGCGTACATTCGTGACCCGAAGGCAGCCACCACGGTGGGCTGGGACTTGGAGGCCACCCGCAAAGCCATTGTTGACGCGGGGCCGGAGAGCTACCGAAGGCACGACAGCTGGGAGTGGCATCAGCAAAAAATCCGAAACAACGATTTACACTACTCTGCCCAATGCAGCTTGATTAACGCTGCCCACGTTTATGTTAGGGAATACCCGCAAGACGGGGAAAGTGAGGGCAAGATCAGCTGCTATATCATCAAGGAGGGTGGACAAGATTTCCTCTACAAGCACATTGGCAAGTATGAGAACTGGGATCAAGTGCTGCACCCGATGTACTACGACAAGGGGGATGGCCAGCATCACAGCGTCAAGGGGCTGGGGGTCAAGATGTACCCCGTCATCGAGCTAAAGAACCGCCAGAAGTGTCATATGGTGGATGTTGCCGCCACCGCCTCGGCGATGCAGCTGCAAGCTGAGACGCCGGAGGCAATGCAGAAAGTGAGCGTGGTTCAGATGGGGCCGTACTCAATCCTCCCAGCTGGCTACAAGATAGTGCAGCGACAGTTTACCGGCATCGTGGACGCCCCGATGGCAGTGGATCGGGAGCTGGAAGGGGTGATGCAGTCCAACCTTTCGCAGTACCGCCAGCGGCTGGACAAGCCGCAGGGCAACCCCAAGACAGCCACCGAGGTTCAAGCCATCGTGCAGCAGGCCAGTGTTCTGGGGAAGACCCAGATTGCCAGATACTACCAGCAGCTGGATCATTTCTTTGAGGAACGCTACCGACGCGCCTCCAACCCGAGTGTCACGGACAGCGATGCTGCCGAGTTCCAGAAGCGGTGCGTGGAGCGGGGTGTGCCAAAGGAGGCGCTTACGAAGCTGGACTACGTTCAAGCCTCCCGCAACTACGGCCAAGGCTCGGCATTCCTCCGTATGCAGACCATCTCCGGCTTGATGCAAATTGCGGGCCAGCTGCCCGAGTCGGGTCGGGACGCACTGCTGCGCGACTACATCGCTGCGCTGGCGGGCCAGCAGCAAGTGGGCCGCTATATGGTGGGGCCGGAGCAAGACATTTACGCCAAGGATCAGATTGCCGAGGCGAACATCGAGAACGCCGTGATGCAGATGGGCAACCCCGTCATCATCACCGACTCACACAACCACGCCCTCCATACCCAGACCCACTTGGCCAAGGGCAACGAGGCGGCGCAGGCCATACAGCAAGGGGGCGATCCCGCTGCTGCGACGCAGTTCTTTGGTATTTTGATTCCGCACATCGAGGAGCACTTGGCGCTGCTGGGGGCGGATGAAAGCCGCAAGGACGAGGTGAAGCAGCTAGGCGAGCAGCTACAGCAGCTGTCCGGTTTTGCCAACGAGGTCGGCAACCAAGTGGCGCAGCAGATGGAGCAGGCACAGGCTGCCCAGATGGAGGCCGCAGCGGGGCCACCGCCGGAAGAGCAGATGAAAGTGGTTGCAATGGAGCGGGACGAGGCACGGAAAGATGCCGCACTTCAAGCCGAGATCGAGCGAAGCAATATGAAGATGCGACAAGAGATGGCTTTGGCTGATGCGAAAGCAGCGGCTGCAATATAAGGCGACAACAAGGTGACAACACAAAAACCAGAGACAAATGATATTAGTTATTCCTTTTTGCAAAAAGGACTGCAAATCAGCTTGGCAAAACATCACTTGGTCACACGAGCTGGACGGTAAGCTGCCGTTTAGGGTGCTGCTGGCCTACGACTCTGACATCCCAAAGCGGGAGCTGGCGAGGATCAAGGCGGTGTCGAAACACGCTTTCGAGAGCGTGCTGGATTTCCGCTACCCCAAATGGGAGGGCGACCCCAGATGGCCAAACCCACAGAACTACGCTTTCCAGACGATTGCGTGGGAAATGATCAACAAATTCAAGGAGCCGTTTCTTTTCTGGGAACCCGATGCTGTCCCGATTCGCAAACGCTGGGCGCACGACATATGGGACACATATCAAAGCTGCGGCCAGCCGTTTATGGGCCACATTGTCCACGGTGCATTTGAACCAAAGCTGTTGCACCTCAACGGCGTGACAGCCTACCCGCCAGAACCCCACGTCCCGTCGAAGCACCTCAACGGGGTGGCGGTCTACCCGCCGGACTTACACACCTACTCCACGGCAATGATGATCCCCCCAGTCGGGTTGGCTTGGGACGTGGCGGGGGCGGACGGGTGTGTGCAAAACGCCTACCACAGTGACTTGATTACAAACGTCTGGGAGATTGACGGCTGGAACAAGATCGTTGACTCCGGCGGAATTGTTCCCAGCTTTCCAACCCAGCAAGTGGTGGACGACGTGGTGGACTTTAGCGCCGCACTGTTTCACCGCACCAAGGACTGCTCACTGGTTCAGCGACTCCGCGAGAGGGTGAGTGGAACAGTGGCCCGCAAGCCTTTAAGGGCCAAGAAAAGAAGAAAACCCACTCGGTGAGCCACACTGTTTACACCTATTACACGCCGATAGAGTGTCGAGGAATTGATACTCAAGTCCAAATGCTGCAACACTGGAGCAGCAGCTGGGCCAAGCGCGGGTGGGAAACGGTGGTGTTGGGGCTTGAGGATGCCAAGGCGCACCCTTTCTTCGATGAATACGCCGAGGCGGTGCAGCGGCTGCCGACAATAAACCCGAAGGATTACGAGATGGCCTGCTACCACCGTTGGCTGGCTGTGGCCCACCGTGGGGGGGGCTTTATGGCGGATTATGACGTGGTAAACTACAGCTTCGAGGCGCGTTCCCCGCAAGCTCGGCTCACTGTTTACGAGCAGAACTACGAGACGGAGGCAGTCACGCCGTCAGTGGTCGGGGGCAGTGCGGCAGGGTTTTATGATATGTGCCTCTACTTTGCCACTTGCAACATTGATGACGTGATGGGCGAGTTTGAAGGTAGGCCGCACACGAGCGATATGATTGTGCTCCAAAAGATTCCTCATCGCTTTGCCTACCAAGTAATCCCCTTGTGCAAGCAGTACGGCTCACCGGGGTGGGAGGACGCGCCACTGGTTCACTTCAGCCACGAGACAACAAAGGAAACAGATCGTATTCCGTGTATGAAAACGTCTCGACCAATATGATTGTCTCCCATCCAAGAGGCAGGAAGGATGAGTGCCAAGTTTGTCCACGCTTCCGACCCAAATTGTCACCCCTGTCCATTCTTATATATCTTATTAATAAAGGTAGTAACCCAGTGAGTGACAATTTAGGGGAATTTGACTATGATTTATTTAACAATCTTTTTGAAAAGGTATGACACTAACTGAATGGACAAACACGGCCTCCGCCATTGAGCAAGCGAGGGAGCTGATGGCAGGGGAGACGTTTAAGGGGATGATGGGGGTGATGGCGGAAGAGATGCCGCTGGTGCGCGTGCCGCTGCCGTTTGGGTCAACGGCAACCGACTACGCCTACGCCCACGGGATGCAGAAGGGATATGAATTTGCGCTGAAAGTGATCAAGGCGCTGGGGCAAGCGGCCCCAGAGCTGCCAGTGGAGCCGGAGGCGACATTTAGTAGGAGTAACAATGAGTGAAGACACAGTAGCCGAGGCTAATCCGGCGGCCAATCAAGGCAATTCGGGCTTGTTGCCGGAAACCAACAAGCATATCACAAGTATGGCTGACGCCTTCAAGGAGGCGATGGGGAACACCCCCGCAGCTGAGACACCAGCTGAATCAACTGAGCCAGCTGAAACCACCCCACCCGAACCAGCCGAACCGGCTGCGGAGGAGAAGGCGGAATCCCGTTCCTCAAAGGATTTCAAGCTCATCAAGCAAGAGCGCGATGAAGCA